AAGTAAGTGGATGCCCAAACAGTAGGGCCTGCATTTAAACCCGCAGAGTTCACATAATAACGTATGGCCCAGTCAGGTGGAATATCTGGACGTAGGGATGCGGGAAACTCTGGAAAAAGCTCAGCCTCAAAAGGTGTTGGAAGGCCGTAGGCTGGAAACGGAATATTGGGAATTGCTCCCACTACTGCACAATCAGCCTCACCAATATCAGCAGCAGGTGTGCGTCCCGTAATGGTACAAACGTATACAAACCTATCTTCAGGTTCTGGGCGAACGTTTGGAACACTCTGCCCGTCAGGCTGCACACGAATAAACTTTTGTGGGTGGTCGATTTCGTAGTCTGCTGGACAAACCAACAAACCGTCCCAGCGAATCTTAGTTTCATTGGAAAGAAACTTAAATCCGCAAACGTCACAAATTTGATGATATTGTCCAGCTACAAAGGGCATATATTATTTGAGTTTTTTGTAAACCCACTCCACAATTAAAATGATGCTGTAGATAGCGGCACAGAGAGCAGCAAAATCGCCCCATCCATTAATACCCACTGAGTTTAAACCTTCTGACACACCGATTGTGCTCCAAATAGCTCCTGTTTTAATAAGAGCAGCCTGATTTTCTTTTTCCATTACTCCGCTCTCATTTCGGGAGGAAGATTTCTCTTCTCTATTTCACTTAGGTAAGCTTGATGGCAATGGCCAATAGCGTCAGGTCTAATTGCTTGCCAGAAAAACAGTTTGTCAATAATTTGCATTGTAAAACCAAAAAACTTTTTGTCTCTCCACGCCCTATAGCTTCGGCTAGACAAAGTTTCGTCGGCCCAAGCAGAAGAAGCAAAAGGGGTGGCTAGAACATTAGCAAGTTGATCTAAAGCTAAAAACAGCTGAATAAACCAATGTTTAATGTCCATAGCACAAACTTGTTAGGCTAAAACTGCATCAGCTTCAGCCGATGTCAGCAGCCCGGCCTGCACCAGCATGGCGATTCCCGTGCGCACGTGGGTCGAGCCCGTGTAAACGTAGGGGTTCGCCTCCACTTCGCGCAGGTAAGCAGCCAACGCGGGATTCTGCGCAGCCGCAGCCTTGATCGCGGTCAACTTGGCAGGCGGAAACCGCAGGACAAATTCACCGCTGGTGATCTTGATGTAGGTGTCTTGGTAGCTCTTCAACACCGAGTCCACCACCTTGTTCAGATACTCCAGATCCGTCAGCGGCGTTGCCTCGGGAGGCAGTGCCGCATTGGATGCAGCATTCGCAGCGGCAAGGGCTGCTTGGTTCACTGCGGTCAGGGTTTTGGTGAATACGGTCATTCCGCTTTCTCCTTAGGTGCTTGAGCCTCGGCATCTGCCGCAGCCTGGATGATTCGAGCCAGTTCAACGGCACCCGCTGCGACTTGGAGGCCGCCGGCCTTTGTTGCCAAGTCGAATAGATGCAGGGCGAATTGGGCTTGTTGGGGGTTGAGGGTGATGGTCATGCTATAGTTAGTCCTATCACTGCGCTTTATGGAGTAGATTGTGGAAGCATGGAAAGACATTCCCGGCTGGCTTGGTTACTACGCCGCGAGTTCTGAGGGCCGAATCAAACGACTTGCCGGAAGCCCTCGCTGCACCGAAGACAGAATCCTTTGTCCGATGCCAAGCAGAAACGGCAAATACTTGACAGTATCGCCCGTAAGGCAGGGCGTGAAACAAAAGCCCATTCTTGTGCATCGGCTTGTTGCATTGACCTTTCTCGGAGAGCCGCCGACACCAGATCACGATGTCAATCACCTTAACGGCAACAGAGTTGACAACCGACCTGACAACCTCGCTTGGGCCACGCGATCCGAAAACATTGAGCATGCCTACAAGACCGGACTGCATTTGCGCTACGTTGGCAGCAAATCCAGCGCGGCCAAACTGACAGAAGAACAAGTATCCGAAATTCTTCAGCGCATAGCAAAACGCGAATATCGCCAAACACTGGCCGATGAGTTTTCTATCAGCATCAAAATGATTGACGAGATCGTTAGCGGCGCTCACTGGAAGCACGTTCAACGGCCCGACCTTAGCGGCAAGCGAACTGGCAGGCAAAAGCTGACAACTGGCGACGTTTCTGAAGTCCGGCGCATGCTCGCCATTGGCCTGAAATGCGGAGTCATCGGCAAACACTTCGGCGTGTCTGCCGGAACGATCCGGCACATCAAAGATGGGCGAACTTGGGCGCACGCTTAAGTCCCAATGGCGGGGGTTCCCGCGTTGTTCCAAAGGATGCCGGGGCCGGGGTTTGATGTTGGCAGGCTGGAAATGTGCAGAACGTTTCCGCTGCCGCCTGTGCCAGCACCCTCAGCTCGAAGTGTTGCAACGCCCGCAGTTGTCATTGAAAGAACTGCGCGCCTGTAATTGCTTGAATCGGTGAAAGTCCCGTACACATTGAACGCCTGAGCCGCTGTGCCGTTGCGCAGGGCTAACGTGTTGGCGGCGTCTCGCATCATCCAGACATCAGGCACATTTGCTCCAGACGTAGCACCAATGCCGACACCTATAGAAAAACCCTGACCATTTGGCTGTGAAAAAGCCGCAAGAAGGCCGCCGGCATTACTGTAGATCGCCTGTAACCCGCCAGTTGAGCCGTTCCATATGTCAAAACCCATTTGGCCGGTCGCCCGAGCCCACACCCTTTGAGCGCCTCCGACCTTAAAGTCAAAAAAGTACGCAGTGTTCGCATTGCTCGCCGTGTTAGTAACGTTACCGTCAATAAGCGAGAAAGCCTGACCCGCGCCGTTCCACGTCTGGGTTAGAGTCAGCGCGGGATTGTTTGTCGTAACCGTCCCGCCGACAATTTCCGTCCGCCTCGGCAGCCGATACGTATCACTCGCAGAAGGCACCCGAACCTGCGGAGTCGCAGTATCAAGAGCCAGAATATCTAATGCAGGCATGTCGCCTCCTTAAACCGGGGTGTAACTGGTGCCTGCGCCGTCAAGGACAGCCTGCGGGCATGAATATGAGGTTCCTGCGCCGTCCAATACTGCGGTGTAGGCTACGGTGTAGCTGGTGCCGGAGGCGTCTAGGACGGTCCAACCTGCGCCAGGAAGACCGGCAATAGGGCCAACACCAGCAGAGGTCAGAGACTCGCTAAACCCTTGTCCGTCCGTCCACGATACTGTGACCGTGATCGTCGCGCCAACGTCAGCAATCACAAGCAGGTAAACGCTGCTAGTCGCGCCGCTGATGTTCGCCCCGCCGCGCTTCCACTGATAAGAGAATGGGCCAAGGCCGTCAGGGTCAGAAATGCTCGCAGTGTTCGCAATCAGCACTTCGCCTTGAGTTGGCGTGCCAGTGATGACGGGAGCCCCGCTAGGCGGGTCATTGATGCCGACTACAGCGGATGTAGGATCGCTTACCACGCTCTCAGGTTTGCCCATGCCATCGGTGTAGCTCACCCGAACAGCAATCAACGCGCCAACATCATCGTTTGTCAGGACGTAAGTTGTATTCGTCGCGCCGGAGATTCCAACTCCGTTACGCTGCCACTGATACGAAAAAGTTCCCAGCCCATCAGCGTCAGTCACGCCAGCAGCGGAAGCCGTAAGCGTTTGGCCCTGCGTTGCAGTACCTGAAATCGTCGGCACACCTACGGGCGCAGCATTGCCAGGAAACGGGTCGATAAAACGAACCGTCCTAGTCCGATACCGCTCCCGATGCCGGTAGATCATTACGCGCCGTTTCCAGGGATGATATGCAGCGAACCCGTTCCCGATGCCGTGATGTAGGCTACGGTGTTATTTTCAGGCTCGCAGTCAATGCAAACTTGAGCGCCCAAAGGAATTGGGTAATCCGCAGCCGTGGCCGTCTGTGCGCCTGTTCCAACTCGCACATAAGCGATGACAGATGCCGACAGATTGGTCACGCACAAAGTACGGAATCCGCCGCCAGTAAACACTGTGCTAGCCGTAGTCGTTCCCGGAGCTACCGTGACGCCGCGCCCATAGACCGGGCGGAATAGTTCGTTTTGGTTCATATCATCCTACCCTGTACCATGTAAGGTTAGTCGCGTCATAGCGCAACCGAAAGAACCCGAATTGAGCCACTGAAGCCGGAATGCCGACCTGCCCAGCCCCGTTGCCAAACACCGTTAGCGTCGTGATCGCCTGCGTGGTGTTGAACAATACTTCTTGCTTATCCGCGAGCGAAGTATTCAGCGGCAAAGTGATCGCCATTGAACTGAGCGCGTTAGTCGGCGTCAGCAGAATCCACAAAGATTTGTCGGTCGCATCCAGAATCAGAGAACCAGAAGTCGTTGGGCTGGAGTAAATCGTTTCCCGATCATCAAACTCCAATTCATCCAGAACATACTCTTTGATGCGAGAAGCCGGAGCGCCGCGCCAATCAGCAGAATCAGCGGACCAGAGGGGGAATCGATCTCCCGGATTTACCGTATCAACAACGGTCAGTTTGTTGCCCTGAATAGCCATTACAGCTCCAATGTTCCATCGCCAGACGATCTCAGCGGATCATCACTATCAGGGCGAATGTAAATAGTGTGGTTGATGGTCTTGTTACCCGCTCCAGCAGGTATGCGGTCTAGTCTTCGTTCTTTCGGTACAGAGCTACGATAAAACAGCGTGTCGTATCCCATCTGCGCACTCTTGACTAGCTGCATTGTCGGCTGTTTGCCCACTGTGCCGGATATCTCAAGCGCGAGATTCTTGTAAACCGCACTGTTAGCCCAATCAGGGATACCCGAAGATTGATCGAGGTCAGAACCGTTGGCATCTGAGGCAACAGGATACCCCAAACGGATGCCCTTTGCATCCCATTCGGCCATCATCGCATCTAGCCTGCGAAGCGCGGACATTTCTTGCTCGGGCTGTATATCGTAGACATAGGACGCTAGCCCTACCTCTTCGTAAGCCTGATAAACAAGTTGCCGTTTAGTCCACATTGTGCACTTTCGGCGGTCTTCCGCGCCGGGGTTTTACTTCGTCAGGTTCAGGCTCGGCAGGAGTATCCGTTTTCTCAGGATCAACAGACCACCCATCCGCTAGATACTTCTCAATCTCGCCATCAATCGCCGCGTCAACAACGATAAAGTCGAGATCAAGGCCCTGCCATTTAAGGCGAGAACCTTGCTTGTAGAGCATCTGCGCTTGCTTCATAAGGACTCGGGGGAAGTGTTTAGCCTCCCCCGATTATCACTTACTGGTTGCAAATGATGATGCCGCACTTCTCAGGCTGGAGAACCGTTGCGCCATACAAGGTAGTAAAGCGAACCGAGGTTTTGGCGGTCAAATGCGAAAACTCATACGACATGATCAGCGGTACGCCGTTCTTGGTCGTTGCAGTCATCACCTGAGCGCCTTCGCCCGTGGGGAACGCCAGCTTGCCATACGACAACATGCAAGCATCTTCGGTCCAGAACGGGTTCACTTGACGGGTGGCCGTGTTCAGGAACGTCAGTGCCTCATTGTCGGCAGGGCTGTTGCTGCAATTGGCATACGGGCCGGTAGTGATGATCGCCGGAGTGATCGTCAGAGCGCCGGAGCTGTTAGCCAACACGCGGAACGTCTGCAATTGGCCGGTGTTGACGCCGGTAATCGCATGCACAGCAAACACGGTCGGCAGAGTGAACGAGTCACCAGCCTTCACGTTTGCAACGTTCGAGCCATCGCAGTTCAGAACCATCTGGCGGTTGTCCTGCGGGACATCGCCATTCATCGCCGCAACGGTCAGCCGCTGGTTAGCGCCGTTCACCAGCGTGGAGGTCACAGTGCCAGTGACGACACTGTTAACGCCCATGTCGGTGCGGAACGACTGAAAACCAGCAATCGGCGGGACCTGCGAGCGCTCGTAAGCACCCTTGGACAAGTCGCCGATGTAGGCCCGGTTACCGAGGTCTTTGGCAATCTCGCGGTAATCGAAAGCGTTCAGGAACACTTTACGATTCATGCCGCTAGAAACGCCACGGACCAGCAATTGAGCCTCAGCCGTTGCGACATCATCCCAAGCCAGAGCGCCTGTCTTGCGAACGACGATACCAGCGCGGTTAGCGATGGTGGTCATCAGGTTCGTTTCGATCTCGCCAGCCAGCCGTTTAGCAGCCGCACGGCCCATTCCCTTGCGGTACTCGGGATCGCGCTGCTCTTTGGCGTCCAAGAAATACAGCACGTTGTCAGGCGTGCGGTACGTCATCGGAATGAAGCGGTCGATAACATCGGTCGGGGTTGCCGAACTGATGTCAAGACCCGTCACCACGTTGGCGTGGAAGTCTTGGCGGATGTACTCCGTATCGCCAGCGCGTTGCATAGCGACTTGATCGGGGTAGCGGGTTTGAACTTCGCGAGAGACAACGCAAGCAGCGTCAAAGTCTTCAACGAATTCCTCGAAAGCCATTTCGAGGTCTTTAGCAAGTGAATTAGCCATGTCAGATCCTTAAAAAATGAGTGAATGCGGGTTTCCCCAATTGACTCATCCTGTAAGGCCGGACGGCTGCCTAATCACTGCGAATCAAGGCTCGCGACACCTTATGCGGCGGATTATGCCTTAAGAGTTCGCTTATACGCAAGATACTCGCTAAAGTCGCCCGTCTTCTGCGCTTTCTCCCGCAGAGACTCCAGTTTGCCGCTGGTGTTTGGAGACTTCGACCCGCCTTGGATAACCTTTTCGGGCGGTGGTGCGGTGCGTGTTTTGGTCATGTTCATGCTCGCTTTTAGTTCGCCAATGGCAATGGCAAATTCGACAGGATCTTTGATTTCCGAAAGTGCTTTGGCTTTTAGAGAGTTCTTGCCAAGTTCCAGAACAATCTTGGCCGCATTAGCCCCTGCGCCCTGGAGAAGAATCCCTTGCTGCGTCTGGCTGAAAAGGGTCTGGACAACATCCTCGGCGTCCTCGATATCCTCGGGCGGAAGTTCTTTCTTCGCCGCTTCGTAGGATGCGACCTTATTTCGCCACGCCTCTGCGGCTGTTTCCTGAGCCCTTGCTGCCTCTGCCTGTTTGGCTTCGACCTTTGCTTTCTTGGTGAGCCAGTCTTTCAGCTTTGTGGCGTAGGCTTCGGCGTCATAGTCGAAGTCTTCCAGCTTAGGCTCAAGCCCGACAAACCCGTCATCAGACTTCGGGGCCTTGAGTGCCTGGAGTTCCTGCTCCATCTGCCGCGCCCGCTTCTTCTCCTCTCGGAGCATCTTGCGGATGTCGCGGAGTAGCGGGGTTTCAGCCAATTCGGGCTCGGCAGGGGTTGCTTCAGTCTCAGCTTCCTGCGTCGTTTCTTCCTGCGTTATTTTTTCGGCTTCTGCGCCGGTTTCGGCTTCGGTTTCTTGCACGCCATCATCAATCTCCTGCGTCTGATCTTCGGTCTGCACTGTCATTGGTTCATCCCATTCGCGCCCATGTTCGGCTGGGCGGTCGCCGTTTGCACTTCCAAAGCTCTGGCCTGTTCTTGCGCGTCAATACCTGCAAGAACCTCCAGAGTCTGAGCCTTGCTCTTATCCGCGTCTGCCAGGGTCTTGAGCGTGTTGGCCCTGACCTGTTGCGCAGATGCTTTGTCCTTCTCCGCCATAGCCAGGAGTGCTTCAGACTGCGGATCTGGCTGCTTATTCTGGCTAGCCGCCTCCATCTGCTGTTGCTCTTCTTCTGTAGGCTTGACAACGCCAGCCATCACCATCTTGCGGCGGAAGTGAGCGCGGATGTCCTCCAGCCCTTCGCCTTCCATATTCATCATAGCGGCAGAGGCTAGGATATTCTGCGTTTCGGGATCTTGCGTGATCGCCATCATGCCGGTTAGACCACGGACGATTGCCTGTTTCTTAGACTCGCTCGAAGGACCAACAGTAAACGTCACATCGTACTTAGCTCGGGAAAGGTCGTTGCTGTACTTCATTGCGCCGGATTCTTTATCGATCTCCGGTTTCATAAGTTCAACTTGCCCGACTTCACCGTACTTGTCCACGGCTTTCATCTTGCGCCGCTTCTCGGTGTAAAGCTCCTTTGCCATTTCCAGCCAGACCTCGGCCGATCTGCGTAAGGCTTTGCCAAAGTTACTCAGATAAATAAAAGCCTGTTGATCAATCCGCGATTGGATCAGCTCCACAGCTTTGCCGGAAATGTTGGAAACCATTTTCTCCTGTTGCTGGTTATAGCCAAGGATCTCGGCTAGGTCCTGCTCGCTGATCTGAACCAATGCAGCCAAGGCAGGAGGCACTTGCGGCGGTTTCGTGTACCCAATTGGCCCCATCGGTGTTTTGGAGCCATCAGCGCCCATTACGGGGTTCAGCAATAGATAAGCGTAGTTCTTGATTGCGTCATCTTCCCAGTAAACCTCATGGCCTGAGATTTGCTCGGGAGTAAGGATGGGCTTTTCAACGCTGGACTGTGCCGCGATTTCACCCAGCTTACTAAGCTGCATGTTCTTGATTCGCTGCGCATCCTTTGCCATGCGCACATGACCCATGAACCGCTCAATGCCGTCAACGAAGAACCTGCGCCCATACACAGCAATGATCGGGATATGCTTTCCGGCAATCCGGCCACAGTCTTCTAGCACTTGCCGACCGTCAAGAATGTACTTCCTAACCTGAACGGTCTTGATCTTTTTCTCTTTCTTCAGAGCAAACCCACGGGCTACGATTTCCTCAATAGCCTCTTGTAAGTCTTCCTCTTCGTCCTCATCGCCAACATAGTCGGCGCTGGATATCTTTTCTTCTTCGCCTAGCTGACTCTTGAAGACATAAACCGTAGCGCTTGCTTCGGTGACCTCGTAATACTCAGCCACATAGACTATATCAGGGCTAGACCAGTCAAATTGCTTCGACTCCTCATCTTTCTGCCACCCCGTTGGATCAATGCCGTACTTGTCTTTGTACGCTGCCGGAGTCATCGAAGTCAGCACCCAGCATTGTTTAGCGTCTGACTTGTCCTGACGTTTCGATTGAAGATCAAAGAAAACCGTCTGATCTGCGTCGAAAATAGGCTCTATGCGGATTCGCTGCCGATCATCCTCGTCATCGTACTCGTCTTCATAGCACGCACGGAGCCGGAAAGCGCCCATTCCTCCCGTTGCAGACTCATCAAAGGCGTTGTCGTAAGCCTCTTCAGCATTGGAGTCCTGCTCATCAGCCCGGTGCAGAGACGCGCAAACATCGGCTAACTCGTCGTTCTTCGCCCCATCCTTGGGGATAAAGTCTGTGCCGATCTTGTTGTTGCGGTACTCGTTGAAGATGCGAGTAATGGCCGATTGAACCTTATTGACCTCAAACCGAGGGCGATTCTCGAACTGTTCGCCGAGGTTTCCTTCCCACTGCGCACCAGGGATAGAAGCGAACCGACGATCAGCAATGGCCTGTTTACGCTCATCTTCCTGAGCGCTCCATACCTCGTCGAATCCCTCTGTAGCTCTGCGGTGAACCGCCTGTAGCCGTTTATTCTGCTTAATCATTTAGACCACCTGTTAGCAGTAGGACGCGGTATAACCTTTGGCGCGGCTGTTCTGTCTGCCGTAATGCTAGGGAATAACTCCGCAAGCGCCCAAATAAGAGCATCTGCCCTGTTTGGCGATTTCCCGCCAGTATATCCGTGCGTCGAGAAACCAGATAGCTCCTCTTCGAGTAGCGCAAACATTCCAACATGGCGAACTTTGCCTTGCTCGTACAGCGCGGAAAATGGTTCTGCTCGCTGTACTTTGCCTCTGCTGGCTGTGACTTTCCTAAATGGCGTGCTCGGCCTAGCA